AACGGCTTTTCTTTCGCCGTCTTGAATGGTTTGGGAGGTGACAGCATCAGCCATTTTTGGCCTCCATGTTATTAATAAGGTCGGTTCTGAATATAAATAATTTCAAAAGCGGCGGATATATCAAAAGTCACGCTGTTTGAGGAAGAAATCGCCCGCGCCTCAATATCTGTTTTTTCCGTGAATTTAACTGGGATAACAAGCGTGTTTTCGATGTGCATCCCCGTGGTGAGTGATTTCACATCTTTGGTTTGAAATACCTCGCCAAACGGCCTTGCAACCAGCGATAGCTTGCATACTGCTGGCGTGTTTGATGTTGTGCCATTAGAAACATCATACTGCATCAAATATGCTGTATAGCCCGCCGGTACAGTCCACAGCGCCATCAGGGTCTGGTTTGAGCCGTCCCCGTTGATGGTTGCATAAATGTTTGCTGGTACGCCCGTGGTGACAGTGCCGGTGCCCGCATAGATGACCCCTGCGTTTGCCTCTCCAGACCCCGCAGACCGGACAATCATCCGGTTTATCCGCAGATAAGACTGCGTGGTGTTGACCGCCGTCTGCCCATTTAGGGTGACAGTCTCTGATATTTCGTTGTAATCGCCATCAAGTCCAAACAACTCAACGGTTCTGGCCCCCGTGCCCGCCGAAGCGTCATTGGTGGAGCTACTGGAAACCTTCAACACAGTCGCCGCAGACAGGTATGAATACAGTCCACCCTGTGACCAAATGGTTTCTACGGAGTCCCCAACTGCCGCATTGTTGCCAAACTTGTAAACAGACTCATGGTAGGCAATTTGACCCCGTGCCACCTGTAGCTCAAATGGCTCACTGGTGCCAACCCGACTAATTGAGCTTACTTCGCGTGACATGGCTACAACCCGTAAAAGGGGGCAAAGCCCCCGTCAATTAAGAAAGGTTTCTGTTCTGAAGATACAGCACAGTAACTGTCGCGGCACCTGCGGTTGCGGCCGTTCCAGTCTGGTTATAAGTCACCGTCACATCCACGTCAGTTGTGCCAATGTCTATCAAGTTGCCGATTTGGCTTACATCAGAGGTAGCCAAAACCCTTGCTTGAGCGCCAGCCGCCAAGGCGTCTGCGTACTTGTCGGCAGTTGTCCCATCGCCAATATCCAGCGTGTTGGTGGTGCCCGCATCAAAGGCGGTAGTTACGTCTACGGCGATCTGATAAATCTGACTGTTAGCGGGTAGAGTTGCGACCACGGTTTCAGTGCCGTTAGCGCCAAAAACTACGTTTCCGCTCTGCGCCATAAGCACAAAGCCGACGTTAGCCTTGTCGGTGCCAACTGTGGTGCCAGTGGTGTCTTTAATGGTTCCAGCCTTAATAGGACCAGAAAAAGTAGAAGTTCCCATGATGGTCTCCTGTCTTGGGTCAGTGTCAGCCTCGACATGAGGCTGTCAGGAGCCTTGATGGTAGCACAGATATTTTTTTTGTATCAAAAAAAAGGGGCCCGAAGGCCCCGATAGGAGTCATCCACGAAGGGGTGATTCAGGCCCCTTGTGACCCATAAATGCCTCTCCAGTCGGAGAAGCCGAATGAGTATCGCTCACGAGCCTTGTAACGGATGTTATCCGTTGAAAAATCAGGCTCCATTGAAGTTTCCATTGCAGTTCGCTGGAACATCTTGAGTCCTTCGCCTGCATCTGTGACCGAAGTCAGCAGGAAGAAAGCGTCAGGGTCAGTCAAGTAGTGATTGACTGTGTAGCCCTGCGGCAGGACGCCAGTGTTGCGAATTGCGTTGATGTCGTTGTCTGCCGTGCCCGGTCTCAGAGTTGAGTTCAGGATGCGGTCAGCAACGAAAACCAACTGCGGCGGTACAACCAGCTTGGTCGCTTGAACCGAAATGGTCAGGCCACGATCATCAGTGAAAGTGCTGATATCGATCAGCGCGTCTTCCAATGAAGTCTCGTTAAGGTCTGCCATTGTGGTCGCGCGGTTAGCCAGCGTGCCACCACCCGCGAGAGGGTGTGCAGTAGAGATCAACGGTTGTCCATCACCACCAGCAAAGCTGGAGTTGAAGGCGTTATTAAGCACGTCAGCACCCTTTACTTCCTTGGTGTTCGCCATGGATCGCGCAAGCGCTTTCACATAACGTCGACCAAGAGAGTCGTACAGGTTGTCTTCGACAGCTTCAGCGGTGAGGCTGAAGGCCAAAGCAATGGTGTCGTGCGTATAACGGGCGGTAAAGCCTTCGGATGCGGTGTCAAAAGAAACGCCAGCACCTTCAGTCTTAGTCGGCGCAGTGCCGAAGCCCGTGATCAAAACCTCTTCTTCAAAGGCGCGCTCGGAGTCTTCAATAGCGAAGATTTCCTCGTATTCCTTATCGTAAGAGTCATAACTCATACCAAACAGCGCATTGAGGCCGGGCTCAAGCTCTTTGGCGAGTTGTGCGCGTGAAATAGCCATCAGTCAGCCTCCTTATGCTAAGCCAGCGCTTTTAACACCTGCGATATGGTTCTGAATTACAACCATCACGTTGGTGTTAGCGCTTGCCACGTCGTCGTTGTCGGGGTCTTGGCTGATGTCAATGGCTTTGAGCGGCAACGTCGTGGTGGTGGCACCCGTCGTTACGTCAAGCTCCATGTTTGATCTGCCAGATCTAGTATCACCCGTTGTGGCTTGGTCAACGATATCAAAGTTGCCGAAAAGATCGGCCACAGGGAAGGTATCGTCTGCCTGTATCTCGAAAACAACATTTGGGTCATCAACGATGAACGCAATAATGTCATCTGCGGCTACAGAGCCGGGGTAATAGTTCGAAAAAATCTGCTCACTGGTGGTCGGGTCCGTATACTGACAGCCGTTGAACACGCCAACGACAGGTACAGTGGAGGAGGCGGCCGCGCGCGATACAGTTCCGCCAGTCAGTTGCTTAACCAAGTCGCCTTGGAAAATTGCACCTGATTGGTTGTTGGCGATTCTATAACGCGACTGGCCTCCAGAATACGGAGCACCGCCCATCATTCGGGCAGGTTTAAGTCCAAAAGCGGCATCTTTATTTGCCATGCTTTAACTCTCCTATTGCTTGCCAAAGGTCACACGGCTTGAGCGGCTAGGATCATATTTAACATATCGAGAGTCAGCGGCGGCCTCATTAAACACGTTGTTATCCAATGCGTCCTTCGCCGTTTCTGTCTTTTGAGTGTAATAAGCATTACGCTCTTGGACAGTCTCCTCTGGAATCTTAGCCAACAAAAGCCCTTCGTTATACACGACGCCCTCATGCCTTCCGTTGTCCAAGGTGGGTAACTGCCACTCGGGAGGGAGGTCGGTGCCGCGCACCAATTCCCAACCTTCACGCAAACGACGCGAGACATTAGCTCGGTCTTCGTTGCCCATCATGCTCTCTCTGATCCACCTGTAAACGTAACCGGGTGGTGCAGGGGGAGTTTCTAACTTCCGCACTGGTCGCCATGGTTGTCGCCGAGCCTGATTAACGTGCGCTCCGCTTTCACGACTTTTGCGAGTGTTCTTTTCCTCTGTCATTACCTAGCTCCTCTCTGCTGGATTTTTTGCTTTTCACGAGCCACAGTCTTCAACCATTGGTCATCAGACATATTGTGCGGCTTGAGTCCGCGAATCCTTTCGAGTTCGCTATTCGAAAAACGAACACCGCTCTGCTTTCCTCGTGATTGTTGCCGACCACTAGGCGTGGCTGAAGCGACTCTTTGCACGGCGGGTCGCGATTCACTTTGTGCGGCGGCAGGGGCCTCTTGGCCTCCGCTTAGGTCAGGATACGCCCTTCGGATACGAGAATCCAGTGCCTCATAATAGTCCTCACTGTCTGGCTCGTATCCCTCGTTTATAAGGTTAAAGTGCGTAAAGTATGCAAACTGCGTGGCCTGCATATTTTCTTCATTTTCAGCATCGCCATACCATTTATTTCTTTCGTGCCAGCTTAAAGCCTGCTCAGTTGGCTTAATTTCTTGCTGTGGCGCGGCCTGTTGCTGAGCGTATTGTTGTGGCTGTTGATACTGCTGATATTGTTGGTTTTGCTGAGATTGTTGCTCTTGCCTCAATCGCGCGGTCTTAATTTTTTCTTTCTTAATTGCTATCTCGTTTTTCAGCGTTGTAGCCTGAGACATCAAATCAGCGTCGCCGCTATTTACCGCTTGGCGATATATTTCATCGACCTGTGCCTCTTGGGCTTTGACCTTTTCTTCTTCAGCCTGCAAGGTTGTGGTCTGCTGTTGGGTCGACAACTGGCGATAGTGCTCAAGCTCCTGCTCTCTTTGATGAGCAAGCCTGATGGCGGCTTCGGCGCGCTGTTCTGCTTCCTTTGCCTTTTGATTCAGCTTATTGACTCTTCGAGAGACGCGCTTTGAGTATTCTGTAAGCTCATCTTCAGATTGAG